CACTTATGGTGCTACTGTAGAAGCAGATGTAGCTGATACGTTGTTTGATAGTGAAGAAACAACGGATCAGGCAACTGAACCTGAAGTTGGTGTAGAGACCGCCAAGCAAGACGAGACTGAGGATTCTCAGCAACCCGTTGAAGCAAAAGAATCTCAAGAAGGAGAACCTACTGAAGTAGCGGAGCCGCAAGGCTTTGAATATGAAGGTAAGGTTTACTCTGCTGATGAACTAACAGAAGCGATTAAGGATTCCACAAACAAAGGTGAGTGGCAAAAATCCAATACGCAGAAAGCTCAGGAGCTGTCTGATCGTGAACGTGAGTTAAAATCAGAGTTTGATCGGATAAAATCTATCCGAAATGATGATGATGTCAGTGAGACACTTAAAGACCTACTTGGTGAGGATCACGAATTCTTTAAGGAACCTTCTGTTAAGTTTTCTGAAAGTGAAAAAACTCAGGACACGAATGATGCGGTTAAATCCGAAGAATTTAACGAGACAGAAGGCCGTATCATGGAACTTGAATCACAGCTTGAAGATATGAAACTTCAAGAGTTGGTTAAACAAGAAGTAAACCAACTTGTATTTTCTCATCCCGAGCTAAAAGATGATCCTGATGCTATTGTTGAAGTTATGGACTTGGCTACTAAGCGCAATATACCAAGCCTAGAAGACGCATATACTATAGCTGTAGCTCAAGTATCTGAGGAGTCAGCACTACAGAAGGCAATTAAGAAAGTAGAGGAAGTTCAGTCTCTCAAGGATATACCCGAACAGGATGGAAATTCTAAAGGGAACCATGGGCCCGAGGTTACAAAGCCGAAGAACTATGAGGATGCTCGAGAGATGGCTTTCAATGACTATGAACTATATGCTTAATGGAGTAAAAAATGGCTCTTAATTATGATAACTTATCCGCTTTGACGAGAGATAAATATATCCCTCTCTTAGTTGATAACATTTTTGAAAGCAATGTTCTCTGTCATCGTATGCTTCGCAAATCCAAAGCCGCCGCTTCAGGTAACAAGGTTTTACAACCACTTGAATACGCTAAAGCTGATGCTAAAGGCTTCTATAGTGGATATGATGTACTTGATACGTCACCCACTGAAGTTTTTACGGATGCCGAATATGAATGGAAACAGGCTTACGCCACGATTTCTATTTCAGGTAAGGAAGAAGCTCTAAACGATGGTAAGGAACGTGTGATTGATCTATTAGAAGCAAAGGTAAAGAATGCCGAGAAATCAATTAAACAGATGTTCGGTGCGAAACTTTACTCAACTGCTAATGGAACCTCCGATGAAGGCTTCATGGGTTTACAGCATGTTTGTGCTGTAGATCGTGTAATGGGTGGAATTGACAGTAATGACGCTACCGAGGGAGAGTCTTGGTGGGATTGCGGTCATGTTGGTACAGGGACAACTACGTATGCTAATGCGTCAAACCCTGACCATGATGATAATATCGTTAGCGATATTAGAGAAGCCTATGGTGCATTAACTATTGGTAGTGACAAACCAACTTTGATTGTCACTTCTCAAATAGCCTTTGATGCTTATGAAGAATGTCTGACTGCTCAGAAACGCTTCGGTGCTTCTAGCAAGTCTCTTGCTGACGCAGGATTCACCAACCTCTTATATAGGGGAACCCCTATTGTGGTTGATGATGAATGTCCAGCAGGTAAAATGTTTTTCTTAAATGAAAAATATATTGGCTTCAGACACCATCGGAAACGGAACTTCAAGTTTGAAGGATTCCAAAAACCTGTTAACCAAGATGCTCGGGTAGCCAAGATTTTATGGCTCGGAGCCTTGACTGTTTCTAACCCTAGGATGTTGGGCGTTGTTGGTTCGTTGCCCACAGCCTATAGCTAATAGGAGTATAATATGGCTGAAGTTACTCAAGCCTCTGCTGATAAACGTAGAGTTGCTCAGTTAGGTGAAAAGATAAACGACACGGTTGTTGTACCTATTGGTGGAATTAGTTTTGCCACAGGAACATCTGCCCCGTCTGACGGTGCGAGTGGTTCTGGTAAAGCTATGGAACGCGGTAGTATGTACGTAAACAGAACTACGGGGAAATTGCATATCAAAACCTCCGTTGCTGGTGCAAGCGTTACTTGGGTTGCAGTAGGATCACAATCATAACAATAGCTTAAACTAGAGAGCCTGTTTAAACGGGCTCTCTAGTCGGTTATTAAAATGGAGTATTAAATGACAGGTACAGAAATGATTGACATGCTTGGTTTAAGGTTGGAAGACCCCGATCAGGCATCATTCACAAGCGCAACGAAAATAAAAGCTTTAAACATCGCACAAAGAACAGTTGTTAATTTAATTGACAACGCATATTTAACTGAATTGCAAGAGATTGATTCAGCTACCTTTGCAGGTAATGCCTATGCAGATAACGCATCAGGTAATGGGTTAGATTCTACTGGTAAACGAACATTTTCAGGATTAGGTGTAGACCCTATTAGGGGTGGAGTAATAGCAATTAAAGTTTATGATGTTGTTAGTAATGCTAGTGTTGACTTAGGATTTGCAAATATAATAGAGCCGCAGGATGCAAAAAGATTAGAAAACTCATATCTGGCTGGTTCAGATTCTAATCCTGTTGCTTACATTTTTAATTCAACAGTATATGTAAAACCTGTAAAGGAAAACGGAGCAGTTGATGTTTGGTATATTAGGAACCCGCAAGCTATAGCAGATAGCGGAACTGAGTGTGAACTTAATATTGCTTTACAAGAATCTATATTGGACTATGCTGAGTCACAGCTTTGGAAGATGGATAATAAACCTGATAGAGCGAAGATGGCCTATGAAACGGCCAATGCTCAAATACAGGCACTAAACGCTAGGTATCAGGCAGAGAAACCGAAAGGTATCGGCACACAGAATAGAGGTGCTTAATGCTTTGGTCATCAATGGTGGATCGTGTTTGTGTCCCCTTCGAGCCATCTGACGAAGTAAAAGTAAAGGCTAAGAAGTATCTAGAGGAAGCCTTAGAGGACTTTTCTTTTCATTCAATGTGTTACGAGCGTGAACGCTCATTATATATAGACGCGAATGATGTAAAGACAAGACTGCCAGTAGATTTTATTTCACTATCTGGTCAGGTAGAGTTCAAAGGAAAGGTCTTACAGTTATTCCA